ACTTGTTGTTTTTTTAAATCATTTTCAGAAATTTTAATTACATGAATAATTGCTTCAGCATCTTCTAATGAAGTTGCAGTATATGGAACTATTAAATCATCTGATGGAATAAATTTAGATACTGCTCTTTGTAACATTGCATCATAATAAACTTTTTTAAATGTAGATCCTGATAATGGTAAATAAAATAACATTTGATCAAATTCTGGTTCATATTCTTTCATAACATCCATAATTTGATAGTTCATAAAATCTTTAACACGATTTGCTTGATCTTCTTTATTACGATCTGAAAGTCCTACGATTTCAGTTCTAACAGGTCCACCTGCTGGTAATAATTCTTTATAAGCTTGAGCTTGAAATTGTGTAACTGCTTCTGCAAGAACTGGATGTGTAACTCCAGATGCATTTCTAAATGGTTGTGTTCTTGTTTTATAAGTGAATCCTAAAAGATCTAAACCTTTAACATAAGTTTGTTCCCAATCTTGTCTTGATGATTTGTAATCTGTATATTTTTCTTGAAGATCAGATCCTATTTCTCCAAGTATTTTATCATCTAAAAATTCTGCTAAGTTTGCATCATGTTCTTGTCCACCTTGCATTGCTTCAGCTTGTGGATCAAAAGAAATTTCTGCACCACCATCTTCCATTTGAGTTATTTGAGCACCATCAGTTGACATTAATTCTGGTTCTTGAATTGTTTGATCAACTCCTTGAGTAGGAAGTTGCATGCCATCCATTAATGTATTAGGCAACGCCTTATCTATATCAGCCATGATTATCTATACCTTCTTTTGAATAATGTTTCAACACCTTGTGAATTAGGACCTTTAACAGGTGGAACAGTTCTTGTCAAATCTGTATTAACAGGTTCACCTTTACTTACATAACCACCTTTTTTAAATTGCTTACTCCAATTTAAAAATAACTCAGGTTTTTTAAAATCACCTCTTTCAAATGGAGATACTACTCCCGCTGAAAAATCTCCGTAGTCAGCACCTATACCAAAACCTGATTGTGGTCCTTTTCCTTCATTATTTCTATTTTTTGTAAAAGTACCTATACCTACATTAGTTTCATTATCAGAATAAATAGGAAGACTAATAGGAGGTAATCCAATTCCACCATTTGCAAAACTAGCTAAACCTCCTTTTGCATAATCAGGTATATCATAATCTTTGTAATCAGGACCTGGTCCATATTCTGATTCTAAATAATCACCTGGACTATTTTCCATATAATCTTTTTTATCTCTTCGTTCTTTAATTTTTGAACGATTTTTAATTTTACCAGTAGCAAATCTTTCAGCAGCTTCTACATCTCCAACAGCTCTATCAACTGTAGTATATCTTTCACCTAACTCAAGCGCAGGATCTTCCCAATGACCTGTCCATTGTGGTTCTGTTTCAATAACATGAAATTTTCCTGAATCTTGAAGTTGTTTTCCAGTTGTTGGATCTACATCTAATTTTGGAGATTTATATTGTAAAGTAACAGTTTCACCATGAGGGTTTCTTGGTGATTCAATATGTAAATCTATAACGCCATTAATTTTATCTTCTTCTAATGTAAAATGAGTATCACCATCTTTAATAGTTTTGACAGTTCTCATATCTTCAACTCGTTTTGCTTCAGGAGATATATCTTTTCCTGTTTTCATTATTTTATTTACAAGAGGTGAAAACCATTCAGGCATTCCTTCTACTTTTGGTAATGCTCTTATAATACCTTTTGCAGCTGCTTTAATTTCAGGGACACCTTCTTTAAATAATTTTCCAACCATAGGTAATGAAGCAAGTCCTGCACCTAAAAATTTTAAAAAATCTCGTCTAATCATTTGGTAATCCTAATTCTTCTCGTTTTTTATTTTCTTTGTATTCGTTATACATATCATATCCTGTATACAAACTTGAAGCAATAAGACCTGGTATTCCTAAAAATCTTCCAGCTCCTGCTATGACTCTTGGATTTAAACCCATTCTTAATGCAGCGCTCATAATTCCAGGTTCAGCTGTAGCGGATACATTTTTTAAATTAAAGAAATCTTTTACTTTGCCTAAAGCTCCAGCAGATGGGTATTGGCCTGGTGTTTTAGGAAGACCCTCTAGAAAAGCTAAATTCATATAAGTACTTGGACTTGTTAAAATATCTGACGCCGATTCACCTTTCGCGACTCTACTTCCAATTTCAGCTGCATCCATTGCAGCCACGGGTAATGGTGTGAAAGCTCTACCTAATCCTTTAAGTGCAACTCCTGCTGCTGATCTAGTCGGTCCACGACCCGCGGCACGCGAAGCTTCATAAGTTTCTTTCGCTCCTGGTATAGCAAGTCCAGCTGTTAATCCTGCAGTAATTGCTAATGAGTTTTCTGCAATTGGATTATCTGCAAGCCAATATAGTTTATCAGATTGATCTGCAGGTGTTTCCGGATCTTTCATAAAAGTCATTAAATCTTTATCAAAATATAATTTAGGTTTTGTTGCTTCCACTATTTGTTGTTCAATGGATTGTTCTGGTTGCGTCTCTGCTGTTTGATCTTGCATCGCGGTTTGCATTTCTCCTGTTGGAGTCTTAGCCTGTGCTGTTCCTACAAGTGCAGTTCCAGCAAGAATAGGTAAAGTAAGTTTGTTTAATTTTTTAGGAGTATATGTTTTAACGACATCCATTATTTTTTCAACAGGCTTACCTAAATTTTCGGTATAACCAATAAATCTAACTGGGTTACCTGCTTCATTTTTAAATATTCCTTTTGGAACATCAGGTCTTAAAGGAACTTTTAATTCTTTTGCTTTTTCAACAATGTCATTAATTTTAGTTTGAGCTTCCGGGTTGTCATAATTTTTTTCTATAAATTTTTCAGCATCAGGAATAAAGAATTGATTTAAAGAAAAAGGTGCTGCAAATCTATTTGCAGGAGCATTTAATAGTTCACCCCCTAATTGAACTCTTTTGCCATGTGATAAATTAAAAAATCTTGCATCTTTTTTAGGATCAATTACTGCAGACAAATCAATCTTTGCTTTATATATATTTCCTTCTCTATCTACACGCGTACTAATTTTATCTAATAGTTCCTTATCTTCTAATATTGCTTCTGGGTTATTATTAATAATATCATTTACTCTTTTAAGTACTGTTCTTTGTTGTTTATTCAAATCTAATTCTCTTTCAGATAAACCAATTTTTCCTTTTTCTGAAAATCTTCTTTTATCTCTTCTCATTTGTGCACTGACTAAATCCATTTCTCTTTTTTCAGGATTTTCTGCTCTTGTTAATTTTTTTCTTTTAGCAGAACTTTGATCAATAAAAGTTTGTAGATTTGGAATTTCTTCTTTTAGATTAGTTTTTGCTTGTCTATAATTTGCAGTTAATCCTTTTCCAGCTGCTGATATATCAATAGGGGGTTTATATGTTTTATCATTAACTATATTTTTTAATATATCTTCATATTCTGGAACAGAAAGATCTGTCGCTATGTTTACTTTTTGCTGAATAGTTCTATCTGCAACATTTATTTTATATTTATTTAATGCAATTTTTTTTATTTTATCTATGTCTGTTTCTCCTTCAGAAATAATTTTATCTATAATTTTAGTTGCATCTCTATTTTTACCTAATATTGCATTAGGATTATCTTTAAATGATTCTGAAAAAACTCTTCCCGCAGTAGTTTGAGAAGCTCCTACATCTCTGGCAATTTTTCTAATATTAATTGTTTCTCCACTATCAATTTGTTTTTGTATAGCTTCTTTTATTTTTTTTCTAGTTTCTTCAACTGTTCTCATTATCGTTTTCTCTTTTTAAACATCGTTCCAAGACCTTTATCCAAAGTCCTATCTAAATCAGAAAACATACTTTTATAAGATATACCTTTAATCAAACCTCCTTTAGCTTGTTTAGTTCTTGGAGTGTTTTTAATGATATCCATAATTTCATCAGGGCCTATTCCTTTGTTTTGCATTTTTAATGCTTCATCAATTGTTGCGAGTACTTCTGCTTTTCTTTGTGGATCATCATCTACTAAAATTTTTTGTAAAAGATCATCATCAATAATCTTTCCATATTTTTGTTTAATCATTTCAGCTTCATCTAAAGTTTTAACAGGTTCTTTTGGAGAAGTTACTTCTCCTGTTTTAGGATTAACAGTTTCCATAGATGCTTTACCTTCTAACTGTTTATTAATATCTTTTGTAAAAACTTCTAAGTCTTCAATTGGTTTACCAAATTCTCTAGCGCGGTATTGAGAACTACTTACATTACTTCTAAACAATCCTCGTCTTGCAGTTTCGTAAGTGTCATAATTTATACCTTGTAATTCTGCTTGATCTAATAAGTCTAATTGTTTTTTTATATTTTTTCTCATTTGACCTAAACCAAATTTATTGTTTTCATTTGGTTTGCCGTAAATTTTTTCTTGTTCGTCCATGTAGTTTGATAATTCCATAATACGATCTCTTTCTTTACTAACCCAACTAATGTCATTAGATTGTGGAGCTGTTTCATCCATTATACTTTTAATTCCTGTTTTAGATTCTGTAATTACTTCTGGTTTTGAAAATGTTTTTGGATAAGTGGATGTTAAGTATTCTAAATTATTATTATACTGCATAAGTTCATCGGGACTTGCTTTTGCTAAAAAGTCTGCATCATTAGTAATTAACTTTTTTAAAGATTCAGGAGTAGCTTCTCCTATTTTACTTAAATCTGTGTTAAATGAATTTTTAGATCCTGTTAATCTTTCAACATCTGTAGTTACACCTATTTTAGGTTTAATACCTAATTTTTTAAGTTTATTAAAAATATTAGTAGTTAAAGCGTATATAGTTTTTGGGTCCATTAGTAATACTCCACGTTATCTTGGATAATTGGTTCATCCACATAGTCTTCAGGATGTTCCAAGAATCCTCCTTGTCTAAATCTCATTAATGCCTGTGTCATTGAGTCTACGAGGTCATCGTGATCTCCAAAAGGAAATGCCGCGCATTCCTCAATAACCTCTTCTGCAAAATCAGCCTCTGGCGCCCAAATTTGTCCGCTCTCAAAAAGAGGGGCAACGGCGTTTACTCTGGAATGCTTATCATTTCCTTTGCTTGGTGTAAAGTTGATAACAGGGATGCCCATTTTACGTAATTCAAAGGTTAACGGTAATCCTGATGCTTTTGATTCAACCACTACCGAATCAGGTCGCCAATAATAATATTGTTGTAATGCTTCACGTCTAAGCTCTGGAAACTCTAATCTTTTCTTTAATGAATCTAATAGTATTAAATTAGGCCCTGAATCTTCGGTTGGATAGAATACTCCCCATGTAGTAATTGCAGAATAATCGGCTGATTCTTTTTTAAGGAAAGCAGTATCATAACTTTGAATAACATGTTCTAAATCTGGAATATAATCTTTGTCCCATTTACGCCACCATTCACGTTTAATAATTGATCCTTCTTCTGATGTTGGATTTTGCATCCACTGTGCATTCCATTTTTGAATTGATAAAGATGCTTTAACTGATTCT